CTAACGGTAGTAGTTTGACGCTGCTGAATCCATCTAGCAGGGTTTGTAGAAGGATCTCCATTTGGCCATCCACCTCTACTAAATCTTGCACCCCATTGACCACCATTTTGAGATACTCTAGTTGTATCTACAACTTCTATACCATTCCAATTACTATTCCATGCATTCCATAGAACAGGTGCGAATCCTGTTTGAGGATCTGTTCCAAAGTTTCTACTTGCAGCTGCCATTGTTTCTGCATAGTTACCTTCAGTTTGTATAACTTTTGCATCTAATTTAACAGTATCTACCCAGTTATCACTTGCTGGAGTTAATTCTACAGTTCCTTGCCAGAAACTAATAAGGAAAGGAGTTACACTTTCAGTTCTTGTTGCAAAACTCTGCTTTAACCATTCAACATCAGCATAATCTAGAGTTATAGCATCATTATTCTTTCTTACATTAATACCTTCAATAGTACTAAATGCCAAATCTGTAGTAGGATCTACATCCGTTACAGGACCAAAGATCAAATCTACGGAATTAGTATAATGCTTTGGTCTAACTTCCTTAAATGACCTATCAATACTATTTTTAATACCTAACCTATCTTCTTGAGGTAAGAATGAATCAAAGTTATCAACGAAGAATCCTGACTTAAATCTATTAAGTCCATCAGCATCAGAAACAAATAGGTTAGCAGTATTAGTTTCTAATAAAGTTAATGCAGTATAATACTCTAAATTCTTAATCCTATTCTCAAGATTCTTAATGTCAACCATTTGGAATCTCTTATATTCATGAGCACGAATATCTGCCTGTTCAGGATTGAAGAGATAAGGTGGCAAGTTTATAGTTGCAACTTCAAGAGCAGCATCTACATTACCTGGTTTGTCTGGTTTTTCTGCAGGAGAACCATACTTAACTTGGAACTCTCCAGTTTTTGTCAAGAAAATTCTATCAATTCTTCCAAGATAATGGGAGAATGTAGCAATAATAGCTTCATCAGATGCTAAAATGTTAGTAGCACTTTGACCTTCATTATTAAATGTTCTACCATAAAACTCTAATGGAGACCTAGTGCTTTCAGAAACTATGTAATCAGCAACTCTAGGTCTGATATCAATAATGTCTGCATTAGAAATACCATCAATTCCCATGATATCACCAGCATAATCAAAGTTTTCATAAGAATTTACTGTAGTAATATCACCATCATCAGTAGAATCATAATATGCACTCTCAAAGTAAACCTTAATTTTCTTATTAGGTGCTTCTGCTTCTGGTCTTCTTGCTATAGTTCCATAATCATAAATTGTTTTTTCTTGACCAGTACTAAATGTATATTCGCCACCTATTTCAAAACTGGTTGCATCTAGTGTAGTAACAGTTCCTTGAATTTCAGAATCTTGGAATATTACTACTTCACCTTCAGAAAATACAAAATCATTTTTATAAATGAATGTAATTTGACTATCTGTTAATCTTTCTGCATAGATTGCTACTGCTCCGCTATTCTGACCAACAATGTGCTCTCCAACTGTCAATTCAGTAGTAGTCGTAGATTGACTATTAATATCAGAAAGAACCATCTTTGGTGCTGATGGGACTTCCAAACTAGCAGACTCATATATTCCATGAATCTTCATAACATCAGGAGAACCCAATGATAAAAGTTTATCTTGTACTCTAGTTCCATATGGATAAGCACCATAGGTTAATCCATCATTTGTTGTAGTGGATCCAATACCAGATGCTGGATTTGTAGATTTGTCAACAATAAGACTATTGACTCTATTTTTAATCTTCTTCTTCGCTTTTGGTTTTTGCTTTGTAAGAGTAGTTGTTAATTGAGCATCAGCATCATTTGTTCCTAAATTATAGATTTGGAGTGCCTTTCCATCCATACTAATTTCTACTTGATCAGCACTTAATGGTTCAGTGCTACCATCAACACGAACTAATGAATATCTCTCCTCATCAAAAGGAAGGAAGAATTCACTAGATCCAGCAGAAACTGCTTGTGATAACTTATTGTTTACGATATTAACAGTAAATACTTTTCTTATAGAAAGTGATGCATTAGTTAAGTCAACATTAGAAATATAATCTTTTGGCAATCTTGTGAATAATGTATTATCGGAAGATGCTGCTAGATTTGTAGTTAGAACTTGTAGGTCTGTTACTTCTCTTGCTGAAGTTGGTAAACTACCATTTGCAATTCCATCTACATCAGCAACATTAGCAATTGTAATTGAATTAGTTCCAACAACAGTAATTCTTCCATATGTTGGGTCATTAGATTTGGCAGGATTGCTAAATTGAACTAAATTATTTACTTTTACTAATCCACTACCAGGAAATACATCACTACTTGCACTAGTTACAGTGCTTACTCCACCTGAAGCAGCAGTGACAGTTGCAATTCCAACAAATAGTGATGGAGACTGAATAACATCCGCATTAAATGTTCCTGCAGTACCAACTGTTCCATCGTTTGTAGCAAATACTGATTTTACGTCAGAAATACCATATGCAGTAACTGCAACTGCAACTCTTCCATTTTGAATGCCATTGAATATTAATGCTTCATTTTCTATAAAGTCACCCTCTCTTTCATAAACATTTAAAGCAGCACTATTAGTAACAGTATCTTTAAGGAATGCAGTTGCACCACTATTAACACCTTCTATAAAAGTAGGTGTAGGTAAACTAGCAATAGGTTGGTTCAGACTTATTTTAGTAACTGTCTGAACATCATATAAAGATAAATCCCACTGATTTAATACTGAATTACTATTATAAGTTCCAGTCTCTAAACTATAATCATAAACTCTTGCAAGACCAATTTCAGATCCAGGAACTGTTGTTTGATCAGCACCTCCTCTTTGATCTCTTAAACTTAATATGTAAGTATTACCAATACCTATAGTAGGATTACCGTAAGTTCTATTTAACTTTAGTGTTGCTCCTGTGTTGTATATTATATTTTGACCTTCTAAAGTCTTTGTTGTTCTTGGTTTTGGACAATCTAAAAATACAGGAGATGTAGTCTCTATCTCATATCCCCTTACATATGCTTTACCTGGAGAAAGTTTATAAACAGCAAGATCTTCTGCTGGTATAGTTCCACTATATGTAAACTGACCTTCCTTAAATATACCCCTATTACCAACATTATCATTTAATGAATCTCTAGTAGTAACACTAAATGGTTTTACATAATAGTCTCCAGACTCATCATAAGTTCTACGTGCAAGTTCGTCAGAAAGACCTTTATATGCACTCGTCTTTACTTTAGACTTAAGAACACCTTCAACAACTTCTGCCTCTTCAACAAAAGCATTATCATCAAAATCATCTAATGGTTTTTTAAATAGAGAAAGAGTAATTTTTAATCTATCAGCACCTGGAGCAGAATAATTATTGAACCCCTGTGAATTATCATTCAGGGTTTCATCCATATCAGAGTTTATAATCTCTTCATTTACTGCTAAACCAACTCTATAGTTTGCTTGATTATTATACTGTTCTAATATAAGAGTTTGTTGTTCTACTTTAACAAACTGACCTCTAATAAAATAAACACCTTCTTGTATCTGGAAACATGATCCAGTAGCAGCTGCATTTTGTGCTATTGTTACTGCAAATGGACTTCCAGAACTAATACTACTATTACCTAATAAACCAGAACTAATAGGTACATTAGATGTTAATTCTTCACCATCTGCAAAAGTTTGTGTTGCATTATTTGAAGTACTTGAACCAATATAAGCAACATATAAAGTTAAATTTCCTCTTTCAGAATCTTCTGCCGATAATACATTATCTACAACTGCAGTTACACCAGATGTTCTTCCTGTTATTTGTGTTCCAACTAATTGATCAACATATGCAGATACAGGTACTCCTTGAAAAGTATTTTGTAGTTGAATATTATAGTATAGTTTATTATATCCAGTATTACCAGGTATTACTTTTGCACCTTCTTTAAAAAAATGTTGCCCAAACTTTTCAATCTGATTTTGTAAAATAGATTGGAGATTATTAAGTTCTCTCGCCTGGACAGGAGTTCCAGGTTTAAACAGTACCTTATGATAACCACTATCATCTGAATAGTCGTCAAAATATGGCGATACGTTTAAATTCGTTTGCTGTGGCATGATTTTTTAGAACTGCAAAATAACTTTGATATCTTCTTTTTGATTTAATGACCTTGTAATAGATGGTCTATTATCAATGTAAATAATGTTTCCTGAATACTTCTTGGATTCAGGATTGGCAATGCCATTATTAAATGACTGTCCAAGGTAATACGTCTTACTATTTATTACGGTTGAGACACCTGTGAAGGACGTATCTATCGCTAAATTAGACCCTGTAGAAGGAACAATATTAAGACTACCATTACCACTTGGAGTACTGCTAAATTGATTCAAATTATATCCATAAGGTGGATTTGTTTGAGCAGTACCTACGGTATTAAATCCTGCCATAGTTCTGTCTTGCCAGAACTTCAATACTCCTGTATTTTGATCATAACTAATAACCTTTCCTAAAGCAGTAGAACCAGTTCCAATAGTTTGTTTAATTAATGAGTCTGCAGTAAATGTAGCAGAACTGTATCCAGCACCAGTTAAACGAAGAGCAGGAACTGCACTTGCTTTATCTAGTGTTAATAAGTTATTTGATCCAAATCCTTTGGGATCTTGAACCACACCAATTCTTGCTATTTGATTACCAGTAATAAAATCTGGGTTTTCTGTGTCATTTTCTATTCTAGAATAAAGTAGCACATTATATGCACCCAATTCCTCATAGATATCAGATCCATGTCCTCCTTGAGGTGAAATGATAACATCAAATGTAGGTACTGTTGTTCCAGTAGGAACTCCACCAGCAGCTAAATCAATATTACCATAAGAATAACCAGATCCTTGACTAGAAACAGTTATAGAATCAACTGTCTGGTCATTGGACATGATGACAGTGCATTCTCCACCAGAACCATCACCTTTAATAGGAACTCTTGTATAAACAGCACCCGCAGTTCCTAAACCCACTCCTCTATTTGTAATAGTAACTACTTTAATAGATCCATCTACTGCATTATCTCTTACTGCAGCATTATCTGCATCTGTATCCCAATTTGGAGGAACTGGAATAAAATCCGTTGATTCAAATTTTACAATATCACTTGGTTTAATAGTATAGAGATATTTCCATACATACCCATCTCCACTACTTCCCGCAACCTTTGGTTCTAAATCAGTAAATGTTGGTTCATCTAGTGATGGTCTACCATTAGGGTTTTCAGGATCAGTTCCGTTTTGCAAACACTCATATACTCTATAATCACTATTCAATACATAATAACTTGCTGAATATAAATTTGTAGCACCTGAAACAGCAGCAGTATTGGATCTTGTATAATCTCCACGATACATATCATAAGTTGTTCCAGAAGACCATAATCTTTTCTGAACTACTTGTCTTACATCTGAAGAAGTAATTTTCTTCAAAGCAATCATAGTATCCCAATAACTATTCTCCTGATCAAAACTATCTTTGGGTGCAGGAGGAGATGTATCCCAATCAGATTGTTGTTCTGTAGGATTAGGTAATCCAATAAAAGAATAATATGCATTGCTAGTAGAATTTACACCAGCAATAAAATTCTTTGCATTTAATATTCTAATCTTATCAGTTATAATTGCAGCCATTTTTGGAACTTTTTATTTATTTATTAAAGGTTTTATGAAGGTTTAGTCACAACACTATTTACCCGTGGGTATTTTACACCATTAGATGATGAAACTCTATTTCCATGATTATCATGTGGAAACGCAGTTCCACTTTGAGGTCTTTTATAAACATAAGATGCATATCGATTATTACCATCACCAAAACTTGTATAAGGACTTTGTGTTGGTGGATTTTCACCAGTAGATGCTATTTGTGCTTTAGCA